GGCAGATAACGCAACTGACCCTGGGTAGGCGATTCATTGAGCCAGCGCCGGGTTTTGTGGGCGGCATCGTCGCTTTCCTGGTCGTTCAGCCAGTCGTTTGCCTGCGCCAGGCACACGGTGCGTTCGCCCACGCCCAGCAGATGGGGCATCGAATTCTCAGCGCCACCCACGGCGTACCACCGACCGTTCAGAAAAAACACCCCGGCCCAAGCCTTAAAGCCGGTCGCCAGCAGCGCACAGTCGTCACCGAACAGATCGCACCACGCAAAATTCGACCGTTTCAGCAGATCGATTTCCGTCATCACGAAATCGGCAATCTGGATCGCGTCGCCGCCAGAAGTAGCCTCAAAAACATGGCCGCACAACGGGCAGTCACGGCAAGCACGCGGCACTTCTGCCTCGCAGTCCGGACAGACCTTGGTCGGGGCTTCGCCGTCACCGGTAAAACCATCCAGATCGACTTCCTGCTCAAGGCTGCCGTGTTTCAAGGAGGCCGTGCCGAAATCGAGCACGATGCAATCGGTCTTGATCACACCGGGGTACTCGGCAGGATCGACGACGCGCAAGCCGCGCCCGACCATCTGAATCAGCGTCGATTTATAGGAGCTGGGGCGCAGCAGGACGATGCACGAGGTTGGGGTGTAGTCGTAGCCCTCGGTCAGCACGGCCACATTGACGATGACGACGATGTCGCCCGACTCAAACGCCGCCAGGGTCGCGTGCCGGGAGGTCACCGACATCTCACCATACACGGTGGCGGCATGGACACCTGCCGCGAGAAAAGCCTCGCACACCGATTGGGCGTGCGCCACGGTGGCAGCGAAAACGATGGTCTTGCGCCCCGCAGCTCGCTCTTTCCAGTGACTGACCACCGCCTCGTTGACGGGTGAGGTGTTCATGATCGAGGCCACCGCCGCCATGTCGTAGTCCTCGGCCAGCTTCTTCACGCCATCAAGCGCCTCGCGAGTGCCGACATCGACGACAAAGGTGCGCGGTGCGACCAGATGACCGGAACGAATCAGTTCGCCCAGACGGATTTGGTCGGCCACGTTGGAGAAAACTTCGCGCAGTCCCTTACCATCGCCCCGATTGGGCGTGGCCGTCACGCCATAAATCAGTGCGCTCGGATTTCGGGCAAGAACGGTATCGATGACCTGCCGGTAAGTTGGCGCAGCGCAGTGATGCGCTTCGTCCACCACCAAGAGGTCGAGGGCCGGGATTTGTTCCAAGTTGCGGGCAAGCGTCTGCACCATGGCAAAGGTGGCTTGTCCTGCCCAAGACTTTTCACGTGCATCGAACACCGAGGTGCTGATGCCGGGATTGACCCTGGCAAACTTGCTGTGGTTTTGAATGATGAGTTCGTCTCGATGCGCCAGCACACAGGCCTTGGCATCCGGGTGGGCAAGAAACTCTCCGGCCGTGCCGGACAGGCAGATCGTCTTGCCAGCACCGGTCGGGGCGACCCCCAGCGTGTTGCCGTGGGACTTGAGTGCGCTGACACAGCGGGTGACAAACTCGCGTTGGCGGGGTCGCAAAATCATGGCCGGGCCCCCTTCACGATGCCCAAGCTGGACGAGTAGAAACAGGTGGCGCAGAATTGGCAGACCTTGCTACGGTTAACGGTGCTGCACCGCCAGACCCACCGTTCGATCCGCCACCCGAGCTGCCGCGTGGCACGTTGCCCATCAGCGCTGCATAGTCCTTGTGCTCGGGCTGAATAGCCGCCTTGATGACATTTTTGTCATCACCGTTCTGGTCTTTTTCAACATCAATACGGGCAACGAACTCGATACTGTCGAGATCGACAAAGCCCTTGATGCGGCGAGCGCTCTGCGCTTCTTGCGAATTGTCCGCAGGATGAATACCCCGTGCGGAGTTCAAAATGGCGCGCAGGAAACTACGCCCGATGTTCGACCACTCCGGCCCCTTCGGGCTGGATAGCCCGATCAGGCCAAATACCACACGCTTGGCAAACGGCCCCTCCAAAAGGGTGAACTTGGCGTTGAGGTAGATCGCCCCCGTCTTCTCCGAACGGGTAGCGTACCCTCCTGCCCAGCCTTGGCTGAGGTCGTCGTAGCCTCCCGGACGGATGACCATGATGACCTTGGCCAGTGTCTTCGGCGGAATCAGTGCATATTCGCGCTGGTCTTCGGCATCGTTCAGATCCGTCCAGGCGGTGTTGTTGGAAAAATTGTTCATGAAGATTCTCCTGTGTGTATTGATGCGCGGGGCGCGGTGATTTTGGAAATAAGGCGACCGAGATGCGGCTCTTCGACGATGTCTAGCCGACCCGAACGATCTTTAGCGGGGTAACCCCAGGGGTTGATGTGCTGGCAGACGAAGGCGCGGTAGGGCGTGCCGTCCTCCGTCTTCAAGACGACCATCGAGATGACCTGATCGACGATGCCGGGCAGCTCCAGGGATGCCTTGGAACCCTCAATCTGAGGAGCGAACAACTTCCGTCCGAAGTCATCCGCTTTTTCGTCCAGGATGCCGACCAACCAGATGTCCTTGTCGCGAACGTGCTGGAGTTGGGTCAGCCAGCCAATCAGTTCGCTGGCATGCAGACCATAAGCACCCCGGGTGTCGGGTTTGCCGGTTTTTTCCGAGAAGGCCTGTGGTTGGCCTTTGGCCCATTGCAGGCACAGGCGACCGGCCACTGTGATCGAGTCCACAAAGATTAGCGTGTATTTACCGAGCATGACGGGGTCGCCAAACTGCGTGCAAACCTGGTCGAAGTGCGCTTGGCTGTAGGCTTGGTCATCGCGCAGAGCCGGATTGGGGCCGCCGATGTAGCAGGCCAGATCGCGGCACTCCTGCCAGGTACGCGGACGCACGCTGTCGCCCGGCCAGTCGAGCACGGCCAGGTCACCGGCCTCGAGATCGATGAACAAGGTGCGGGCTGCATCGGCGGTTTTGAGCAAGGAGGTCTTGCCAACACCCGAAGGCCCGAGAATCACGCCCTTGGAGCCACGTACTTCAGCGAGCCGCTGTTCGGCGGAAATGAAGGGAAAGCCCATATCAGACCTCCCCGCCAAAGATGTTGGCAATCTTGTCCGTGCCGAGCGCGCCCCGCGACCGGACAAGGTCGTGCAAACGGCGCAACGAATGCAACTGGCAAACGATTTCTGACGATTTGATTTCCAGCCCCTGGATGGCGAAGGCGAGATCGTCGACCGAGGCACAAGCCAGCCCCAGGCCATCGATGTCGGGTTGGCCGCCATGTCCGGGGACACGAAGGGTGGCCGGCAGGTCGGAGAGCGACAGGGTTTTCTGGCGCAGAGCGTCTATGAGGCTTTTAAGCATAATGGTTACTCCGAAGGTAAAGCGAGACGGAAGCTGGGCTTACCCACCTTGACGGTCCGCGCGGGAATGAACTGGCTGCGCAGGGATGAGGCCCACGCGTTGAACTTGGTCTCGCTGACCCGGTATGCGCACTCGACGTACTCGTCGGGGTTGTCGCCAGCAGCAGCAATGCGGGCAACGATGTCGACCAGCTGCACCTGATCCCACTCGACCTTTTTGGGAAGGTCGGCGGTGACACGCACTACCCCGTCATCGAAATGCACGACGCCGCTATCCTTGCCTTGCACCAGACGTAGCTGTTTCGCCTGCTCGGCGTACTTCAGACTCAAGGCGTGATCGATGTGCTCGACTTCGTCCTTGGCGGTACGAAGTTGATCAGCGGCGCGGTTTTTGAGATGGAACAGCGCAGCGGCATCAAGCTCAGCCAGCGCAGATGCGGGCATCGCCGTGACTTGCTGGCTGGTGAAGGTTTGTGCAGGCGAGTTCATGCCACACCTCCTGCCAATGTGCCGGGCGCCACACGAGCCGACGTGCTCTTGTGCAGGCACTGCGCCTCAAAGCCCTCAATGTCTTCGATGCGGTACAGAACGCGGCCCTGCAATTTCAAGTACAGGGGCCCGAGGCCCTCTGACCTCCAGCGTTCAAGGGTGGCTTCCGATACGTCCCAGCGTTCAGCCAATTGGCGCTGGTTCTGATGTTTAACACTCACGTCTTTCTCCTTTCAGGTAATTGCGAAAACGTGAGGGCAGTTTGGGCTTCAGGGGGTGGGCAAACCGGTGGGCAAGGTGGACA